GCAAAGTCACTCATTTTAACACTTGTGCCTAAGAATTCAGTTGCTAATCCTGCGGCAGAATCATAGGCCATACCAAGGCCTTTGGTCACCATACCGGTCATCATGCTTAGACCTCTACCAAAATCTCCGAGTGCTGTAGAAGTATTATCTATCTCGTCGCCGAATTTGCCCAATTTGTTTGTTGATTTTTGGAGAGCACCTTCCATACCACCAGCAGGTCCACCAGCACCTCCGGCTCCGCCACCAGAACCACCACCTTTTGCGCCTTTTTTCAAGGCATCAAGGATTTTCTTTAGTGTAGCCTCCGATGCGGCATCCTCGGCTTGTACTTTACCAATTCCTGGAATATCAACTGTTACTGCCATTTATTATATACTCACTTTATTGCAACTTATAAATACTTGTGCTATAACTTATTTAGCAGGAGAAAAATATGTCAGAAAATAACATTCCAGCAGGCGGTATACCAATGATGCCAACTGGGCCAGTACCGGGTACTCCAGTACAACCGGTCAAGGCGAATCCGCTAACGAAGCATTTTCGACAGCCAAAACTGTACTTGAAACTTCCGTCAGCCGGACAATATTGGCCACAAGGGTCTATAGACTTACCGGAAAACGGTGAGGTAGCAGTTTATCCAATGACTGCAAAGGACGAATTAGTTTTAAAAACACCAGACGCACTTCTTAATGGCGAATCAACTGTAACAATGATGCAAAGTTGTATTCCAGCAATCAAAGATGCGTATCAATGTCCAAGTTTAGATCTTGATGCAATTTTAATTGCAGTTAGAATTGCAACTTACGGAGAAACACTTACAATTACATCACCGGTTCCAAATACTAAACCAGAGATGACTAAGGATATGTCCGTTGATTTGATTCAATTATTGGATACAGTTCAAGGCAGAGGATATGATCCTTTATATAAACACAATCAATTTACATTTTATATTAGTCCTTTAACCTACAGAAAGTTTACAGAGTTAGCACTAAAGGCATTTGAAGAACAACGCATGATGAAAACTCTTGCAGATTCAAATCTTGAGGAAGAACAAAAATTATCAAAGTTTAACGAAAGTTTTAGTAAACTAACTGATATGACTTTGTCAAGTGTGGTGAATCAAATTGAATGGGTTCAATTCGGTGGAGAAGAACAAGTTACTGATAAGAAACATATTCAAGAATTTTTTGAACAAACATCAGGTGATATCTTTGATGGTGTTAAAGGTGCTATCGAGAAAAAGAGAAATGATTATGCTCTTAAACCTTTAATTGCACAAGCATCGGAAGATGAGAAGAAGGCAGGCGCTCCGGACTCATGGGAAGTACCAATAGCGTTTGATCAATCAAATTTTTTCGTACGCAAATAGCACAATGGCCTCTTGACAAAATACAGTCCGAAGTTAAAAAACTTGAGGGCGATGCTAAAGAACTTAAACACAATATCCTAAAACTTGTTTGGTATATGCGGGGAGGAGTAACTCTCAACGAAGCATATGATATGGGTCCTGAAGATCGAGACATGGTCAAAAAGATCGTAGAGGATCATATGGAAACCACTAAGAAGTCTGGTTTACCTTTCTTTTAAATTTACGCTGTTGGTTGTTGTTGGAATCTTTGGTCTGGTCTTTTAGAAGCCGCTGATTTTCCAGGTGCCGCTGGTTTTCCACCTGCTGGTGCTTTTGCTGTTGCATCGCCCCCACCACTTAGATATGCTACTGCAAGATCAACTTGACCTTTATCTTGAATTTGTCTAATTAATTCGTCCATCTTAGGATTACCAAGTTTTGCCGCAGTTCCTTTGTCTGCAACTTTACCTGTAGATTTGCTAATCCACTGTGCGCCTTTCCATTCAAAGTCGTCTTTAGTTGCACCTGCGTTTGTACCTTTAGGTGGACTTGACTTCATGTCAAACGGTCCATCGTTAAATGGATCTTTGGAAGCCTTACCTTGTAGTGTTGAAGCACTATCGCCGTCTGCTTTTCCATCACCGTCTTTGTCTGCTTTAGGATCTGGACTTGATCTTGATGCTCCTGCAGAACCACCTGCTCCTGCGGCACCACCGCCTACGCCTCCTGTTTTTGCTCCTGCATCTTTGCCAGGTGCTGGTGCTTTTTTATCGTCACCTTTAGTTCCGCCGCCAATGCCGCCTGAACTTGCTGTGCTTTTCTCTGCACCTTGTACTTTAAGATCTGCTTGTCCTGTGTTTGTTGCAACAGTACCAATTTGTTCGTCACTCATACCTCTGTCTGAAAGTATTTTTGCAATGGATCCTACGTCTGTTGGTTCACCTGCTTTTTTCCAATCTTTTTCAAGTTTAGCGTATGTAACTTTCTGTCCTAATTCTTTACCTGCTTTAGCCGCACCTGATTTAACTGCACCAACTGCCTTGCCAATGCCTTTGTTAGCCGCCGCTCCTACTTTGTCCATACCCATGCCTGCAACTTTACCTGCGCCTTTTGCCGCCGCTTTGGTAATGTTTGCCGCACCTGTCGCGGCTTTCTTGGCCATGCCTTTGATATCTATTTCATCTACTCTATAGTCTTCAAATAGATCAAAGTATTCATCTTCTAATTGTTCTGCTGTTTTATAAACTCTTGATTCTTTTTTCTCAGTTGGTTCTTTGAATTCTGATTTTGCTAATGCTCCACCAAGTGCAACTGCCGCCGCGGCTTGTGCAATTTGCGCCGCTGTGTTGTCAACTGCTTGTTCCATTGACCCTGAAACTGTGCCTTTAAACACTTGATCATATAACTCATCTCTTAGATCATCTGGTAAATTTTCTAAAGCCTTGTCTAAATTATCTGTAAATGCATTAGGTTGTACAAAAACACTTTTCATTTGGAAAACAGGATTTCCGTCTGCATCTACACCTTCAATTGTTGAGTCAACGATAGCAGTGTATTCAGTTCCGTCTGGTAATGTTTTACTTACTGTTGACTTGAATGTTTCTCCAACTGTTATTTCTTCTGGTACACCTTCAACACTAATACTGTCTCCAACTTCATACGCTGATGAAGCCGATATACGTGTACCCATAAATTCTTTTTGATCTAATGCTCTGTTAAATCCTTGTGCATTTTGTAATGCTTCAATATCTTCTTCTGACATACCAGCGTCTAATAACTTTTGCATATTGTCATTAATCCATGCGTTGTCTGGAAAGTCTGCTGAATTAATACCTGCGTCATTAAGTTGTTCTGCATCAAGTTTAGCAACAACTTCTGTGTTTGATTGATATGAATCTGCATCTTGATTTGATGTTGATGTAGTTTTTTCTATGTCAACATCTGTGCCTTTGATATCAAACTCACCTTGCATTCTATCAATAGCCTGATTTAAGTTTCCGCCATCTTCGCCTGCAATAGCAAATATCTTGTCGTCAACTTGTTTAAGTTGACCTTGTAAAACTTCTTCTGCTTCAGCACCAAGGTCTCCTCTACCTAATAGTTCTGCCATTGCACTTCTTGTTTGTATAAGTTCTTTGGCCGCATCAGCATCTATATCAGTTAGGCTTGTAGCGTCCATTCCGTCTAATTGTGTAATATCAATTTCACCTGATGCATCGTTAATAAATGTGTTTGTAATTTCCGGAGGTAATATTTCTCCAATAGCATCTCCGATAGCACCAGCAACAGCACCAAGTGCCGCGCCTTTAATTGATTTACCAGCCGCTGTTGAAAGTTTATCGCCTTTAATAGTATTGTTTGCTAACTTTAAGAAGAAACCAATTGCGGCACCACTTAAAATACCACCACTTGCAAATGCAAGTACTGATGTCATTGCACCAATAATAAATGCACTCTTGGCTGGATTGTCTTTTGCAAAACCTCCCCACTTTTCAACTCCTGCAAGAATCTTTTGTCCTGCTGGATTTCCTTGTAGTTTGGTTTTTAGTTGTGATTTTAATTTTTCAAACTGTGCATCAAAGTTCTTAACAGGTCCGCTGTTTGCCGCGGCATCCATTAACTTATCAATTTCTGCTTTCATCTTACCTGAGACTTCAGCAGTTACTTTACCTGCCTTGCCTAAGGCAGTCATATTCTCTCCGCCTTCTATTGATACCTTTTCAGCATCTTGGAAAATCTTTTTAATTTGATCTGGTTTAAGATCGGCTTCCATTAATTTGCTGTACTGCTCAACTAATGGCCAAACATTCTTTTCCCATGAACCTACATAAATTCGTTGTTGCTCAGTTAACATTTCCCATGATTGAGATTCTGTTAATATTGCTTCTGACTTAAGATTGTATGCTGTTACTTCTTGTAGTTTCATAGTATTACTCGGCTCCCTGTACTGCTGGTGCTTTAGCCGGTTTGTCCGGAGTACCAGTTGGATAACTTGGTTTAGTGCCTTGCTGTTGTTGTGCCGCCTTTGATGTTACTGTTTTAGTAACCGGTGCAGGTTGTTTCTGAGGAGTTTCTGCTCCTTTTGGTGCTGGTGCTGGTTTCTTACCTGGCACTTCTGCACTTGGTTTAGGTGCTGGTGGTTTTGTACCAGATCCTAATTTTTTCAATGCGTAATCTTTTTCACCCTTGGTTGCTTGGTCTAATTGTCTTTTAATATCTGCGTCTAATTCAGTTGCAGTTGGACCTTTTGGTCCTGGTGCTGGTGCAGGCGCTGGTGTTGTTTTTCCTGGCTGTTGCCCTTGCTGTTGTTTTTTATCATCTTGCTTAGGCTGTTCTTCTCCATCTTGTGGAGCCGCTTTTTTTGAATCTTGTACTATTTGTAGTAATGCTTTATCAAGCACTGCCTTATTAAATGGTCCACCGTCGTATTTTTTCCCGCCAGCAGTCTTGATGCCTTTTTTCTTAGCCAATGCTAAAATTTCTTCTTTGCCTTTTGCATCATTAGGCTTAATCATAGTAGGCTTGCCATCAATACCTGCTAAAACATCTTGACCTGATTTACTTTTAACAACACTTCCTGGTTCAATTGCACCTTCACCGGCTCCTGCCGCATCAGCGATTGCTTTATCAATGATTGGACCTTTGTCCTTGAAACCGTTGTTAAGTAGCCAATTTTTAAATTCTTTTGGATCATTAGCCTTCATGCTACCACCAATGCTACCCTGGTGTGCTTGCCAGTTCTTACGCAATTCGTTTGCTTCAGCACCCGTGTCTACGTTGCCTGCAACGCCCGCCGCAAAATTTCTTGCACCTACTTTAGCGGCTGTTTTAGCAATTACCTTCTTTCCAAACTGCTTCCAACCGCTAACAGGCGCCTCGGAAACAGGTTTTTTAGTGGATTCAGCAATAATCTGCGTTACTTTCATCAATAAGTCCTTTGTTTTAACTATAACTATTTATTCTAATCAATATCTTTTAAATAATCTTACGATGGCAGATACAAATTATGTTGTTGTTCCCAAGAATGCGATTATCTCAGCACTTTCGCAGAATGATGCATTCATGACTGTGGAACAATTAAAAGAAGTCCGACCAGATGAAGAATATGTTATACTTGAAGTACATCCGGAACGACCAAGTGGATTAGGGCGTGATCCTGATCTATACGATTAGAACTGTTTGAATATCAAAACATACTAAATTGTTATAAGTTGCTCTTTGAGCAACTATGTTTTCGCTTACGCTCAAACATTATATCTTTTAATTAGTGATATAATAATTGCGAAGCAATTTAGCATCATGTAGATTGTTTCAGTCAGACGGAACCTACTCGCTGGTTCCATCTAATCTTGAACATCATGTGAGCTCGTCACAGCCAAGACTTGGAAGTAGGTGTTTGTTTATACACAAAGTTCAATGGGCTCTGACCTTTCCCAACCTACGTCGACATCGCTAACGCTACCTCCCGCTTCGTTCCTATTGCTAAGGAGTTTTTATGAACTGTGTTTGTGTTCTTCGACTGACAGCATTCAATCTACGTCAACCTGTGGTCCCAATTCTTTTGATGGATTCCTCACAATGGTGGTCGATCAACGTGTACGAGTGTCCTTACTACGGGACTTTTTGCTCGGCGGTATTGTAAACTGGCCCGCTAACCTTATGTGCTGTTTATAGCCTATAGTTTGTTAAGTGCTTCTTTGAGAATTTTTGAACCGCCAACTCTAACATTAATAATTCCGTTGTAATAATCGTCACTCTCTAACACACGGCGTTCAAATTGTTCTCTTGCCTCAAGGTAACTCATCAAGCCTCTACTGTTACAATAGTAAAGTATCTCTCTTGTGAATTTATCAGTGCCTAATGCTTGTACGTCTTCGTTGAGTTTGTCTGAACTTCCCCAGTAGTCACGCCAATCTGACTCTTTGTGTCCTCTGCGTTTGTTCTTTCTGCCTTTAAGTGGTGGTTTAGTGGTCTTAAATTTTGCTAACTTCTTGCCTATGTACTTTTTGTTGTTAGTAAGATTTGTGATTATGTACACAAACCCTTCTATATCGTCTGGGATTTCTTTTACTTCTTTACCTTTATAAGTCCACTGCATGAACTTACTTACGTTTAAGATTTTTTCCGAGCCTCTTTTTTGGCATCAAACTCGGATTTGATCTCATCCATACGTATTTTAGCCAGTGTGCGTATCTCTCTGAGCCATTTTCGGCTTGATTGCATGGTGCGTTCTCCGCCATGCTTCTCAAAAAGTGCAACTTCCTTAAAATACTCCAAATATGCTTTGGTTAGTTTATCGTGTGTATCGTCGTTTATGCTCATTGTACAATATCAATGTCGTTTGCGTAACTTGTAAATCCGTTTTCTTTTACAACCTTAAGTACGTTCTGTACACGACCTTGCAATTCATCCTTGTGCGATATTAGATAGATATTCTTTTTACGCTCTCTACCCATTTTCTTAAGTATTGCAAGACTTTGTTCAACACCAGCAGTATCCATACCACTGTCAATCAATTCATCAATGAACATCAAGTTAATATTTTGATATAAACTTTCCCATACATCACGGAAAGCAAAACTCATACCAAGTATAAGTCTATTACGTTCACCTCTACTCAAGTTGTCAAAGTCTAAGTCCTGTCCAAGTTGTGTAATTAGTACACTTAGATCGTTTTGGAATACAACACTGTGCGGTAATCCAATCTTATCTAAGTAATTTGTTAGTCTGTTGTTTAGATATGCAAGATTCTGTTCAATAATTTTCTTACGAATAAAACTATCTTTGTTTGTTAATAGTTTGTACAAGAAGTCTTGATGTTCTTTCATAGAAGTTAAATCATTAACTGAATCCCAATCAACTTCTTGTATAGCACTGTTCTTTAATTCTTCAATTTGATCAATGTAAGGATCTGATTCTGTTTCTTTTGCCTTTAGTGCTTGTTTTAAGTTATCAACATTGCTTCTGTGTTCATATGCTTCTTTTGCAGTTTCATAAAACGTATTAGGTTTTACACTTTCTTCGCCTAACTCAGAAAGTTTAGTCTGTACCTTTTGAAACTTTGTATCAATCTCCATCAAGTAAGACATGGTGTCAGCATATTCTTCTTCTAATTTCTTTTGTATTTCATCAATTTTTTCATCAGGCAAATCTTGTCCACAAGCATGACACGTTGCTTCATCAAGATGCTCAAGTTCCTTGCTTGTTTTTGCAACCTGTCTATCTGTTTGCGATAATGCACTTTCAAGTGTTGCCTTTTCCTTAGTCAAGTTTCTTCTTGAAGCATCAACTTCTTCCCACTTAGAAAGCAATTCATGATTAGAAAGTTCTTGTTCAATGTCTAAGTGTTCTAATTCATCAATACCTGTTTGTAAACGTTCACAGTCTTTTGCATTTTGCGTTTTCCAAGCAGTACTTTTAATTTGCAAACTGTTAATAGTTTCGCCTATCTTATCATTACTTGTTTGTATAGCATTAATACGTGCAGTTTCTTCTGTGATTGCATCACGTACTTCTTTTTGTTTGACTTTTAGTTCTTCTGCTTTTTCAGAAAGTATAGTAATACCAAGTAACTGTTCAATGATAGCACGTTGATCGTTTGCTTTTAGACTTAAGAAAGGTTCTGTGTAAGTGTTTAACGCAACCAAGTGCTTAAACATCTCATGACTCATTTGTAGTAGTTCGCCAATGTCTGCTTGAGTCTTACGACTATCTCCTTGACTCATGTCCTCAATGTCTTGTTCTTGCTCATCGATAAAGAACTTCAACAAGTTAGGACCACGTCCTCTTTCAATTCTATAATTCACTCCTGCCTTTTCAAAGTTAAGAGTAACTAACATACCTTTGCCGTTAGTTTTATTAATAAGGTTGTTGCGTTTAATATTTGTTAGTGCCACACCATATAACGCATAGCTCAATGCGTTAATGATTGTGGTCTTACCTGTACCGTTACGTGACCCACTGTCGTCACCACCTTGATCCAAGTTTTCTCCAAGGACTAAGGTTAATTGTTTATTATTAAAGTTAACTGCTTGAGTCTGGTTACCCACACTCATAAAGTTCTTAACTGTTAGGTCTTTAATTAGTATCATTCTATAACTCGTTGTAAATGTTCAATAACGTTTGCTTATTATAGTTGTCTGAATCAATAGCATTAATTTCTTCTGCAACAATTTGATCTACACTTTCAAACTTTGTAATATCAATATCACTGTTTATTTCGTCATCTTGTTGACTTGGAATTAATGTAAGTTCTCTACAACTGTAGTTTCTCATAAATTCTTCTTTAATAAAACTTGCTTCTTCATAACTAATTGGAATGTCAAGTGTAACTCTAAGATACATTTTACTTTTTAATAGTGTATCTTTTTGATCAATTAGTTGACTCAGTTTTACTGTTCTATACTTAGGACAATCTTCCCAATCAAGATACTGTGGCTCTCCGCCATGTTCTAATATCATCATACCACGTTTATCGTCCCATGCATCTGCATAGTTGTGCGGAAACGCATTTCCGATATATGTTACATTACCTTGTGTTTGTCTTTTATGAAAGTGTCCACTAAACACATACTCTTGATGTACAAAATGTTTAGATTGTAATTCGCCTGTGTCAGGCATCTGTACCATTGCGTTCATGTAAAAGTTTGGAAGTTCAAAGTGTCCAAACATATATTTTGTTTCAATCTTAGGAATCTTTTTCCATTCTTCACCAACAAGCCACGGCACCATTGTGCTATCGCCTATTGTTGTAATTTCATCAATTACAGTTACACCGTCGATGTGTTTTGCAAATTCTACACTCTGGATATCTCTTTTGTCTTTGTAATATAAGTCGTGGTTACCAGGAAAGTAAAAGAACTGTTCAAATGCTTTACCAAGTTTTTCAAGACAACGGATTGAATAATCCATTGTAACAATATTTAGACTATTTCTATTGTGATGCCAGTCACCCATAAAGATACCTGTTTCACAACCTTCTTCTTTTGCCTTGGCAATATACCAATCTACAAAATCTTCACAGTCTTGATTATGAGCCACTGAATTGGACTTTAGTCCAAAGTGGATATCCGTGAATACTGCACATTTTTTAAACAAAATATATCCTTCTAATTACTATACTCTTTATATTGTACTGCATTTGTTAAGCAAAGTCAACCTTAATTGGCTACCTTGGTGCTTTGGCTTTGACTGTTGGTGGAACAAAAGATTTCTTAGATGCTTTTTCGGCTTCTTGTTTTGCCATAAGTTTTCTTTGGTCTTCAACTTGTCTCTCCCATTCGCCCTGTTGCTGTCTTGTAAAGGACGGAGTCATATCATTCATTTCTAAAATATCATCTCTAATATTTTGATTGCGTTTTTCGATATTAATAACTCTAACAAATGAATTAGTTACTGCCGCAGTATAATATGCAAACGGATTTTGTGATTTACTTTCATCAAACTGCAATCCAATCTGTGTTAATTGTAAGATTGCTTGTCCACGCATTTCATCATTATAAGTGTAACCACGTACATTACCACGTGTTGCATATCTATCACATAACTTCATCCACATACGAGCAAGTTTTTCTGTAGTCTTGCCATGCTTCAAACTAAAGTTACCGTTAGACATACCGCCTTCCCAATGTGATTTACCTACAACTTGTAGTTCATCATTTTCATCAAACTTGTAATGTTGGAATGGTGGAAAGTTTAATTTAACTCTTGTGTCTGCTACTGTCTTTGGATTCTTTTTACGACCCTTTTCTTCTGGAATATGATCAAATGTCATAATACGGAAGATTAGTTCTTCTTTTGTAATTTTTCTGTAATCAATAGCACATTCGGCTTGTTTTACTTTTTCACCGTTTGCCTTACGTGCTTCGTAGTCTGCTGTACCTAATTTCTTTGCTTTGTTCCTTTTTGCTTCTGCTATAGTTCTTACGTTAATTTTGTCAATGCTTGGTAGAATAATATCAAAGTCAGCATAAGTATCGTCTGTATAACTACAATACGTGCTTTTTGACTTATGTATTTCCTTTAACAAGTCCTTATTGTTTAAATAATTTACTTTTTTCAATGAATTCTCCTATTTGAACTCTTATTATAAACTACTCTGATAAAAAAGTCAATAAATACTTTATAGTTAGGACACCAAAATAATATGAGCGTTGATAATAAGAAAGATGGAAATATAGTCAATACAGCCGTGAACTTGGCTCGTGACAGTGTACAAAGTTTTAAAGACTCTGCTGAAGGGTTTATGAAAGGTATACGTTCGCGTACAATTCCGGTTGATGGAGAAGCCGATGACCAAATATCGGTTAGTAGTGCTAAATGGGCGTCAGACCCAAATGGTAAAGATTGGCGTGTAAAATTAAGTATTCCTAACATTCCTTCTTTTCAAAAAAGTTCACTGCTTAAACCGTTAGTTGACACAGGCGGTCTTGCGTTTCCATATACACCAACAATTATTATGAGTCATGCCGCATCTTATAGTGCTATAACCCCTGTACATAGTAATTATCCGTTCTTTGCGTATCAGAACTCACAAGTGGACGCAATGACACTAACAGGTCAATTTTATGCTCAAAACTCTACAGAAGGTATGTATTGGCTTGGTGCATTACATTATTTGAGATCAATTACAAAAATGTTTTACGGTGAAGGTTCTAATCAAGGTGCTCCACCACCAGTAGTAAAATTAAATGGTTATGGAGATTATGTATTTAAAAATGTTCCTGTAATCGTAACAAACTTTACACTTGATATGCCTACTGATGTTGACTACATTGCAGTTGATATGGCAGATATTGGAGAAAAATTTGAAGACGACGAAGCCGAAGAGCAGTATTCTACAACAGACGGTGACAAATCATATGTTCCAACAGAGAGTCAGATGACAGTAACCATACAACCAATCTACTCAAGAGCACTTGTTGAGAAATTTAGTTTAGACAAATTTGCTAAAGGTGGATACCTTGGCTCAAACAATAAAGGATTTATCTAATGGCAGTTACAAGTTCACCTTGGGGTAAAACAGGAATTAATAGAAGTGGAAAATATTTAAACATTCTAAATATTAGACCAGTGCCAGCAGATCCAGATGATGTGGTGTATGAAATACAATCACAGTATCATCAACGTCCGGACTTACTTGCATATGACATGTATGGTAATCCAAAGTTGTGGTGGGTTTATGCACAACGTAACATGGACATTCTAAAAGATCCAGTATTTGATTTTAGAGTTGGTACTGAGATACGTGTTCCAAAGGGTAGTAGATTACGAACGTTGTTGGGGATTTAATCCATGGCTAAACCAACAGCACCTCCAGGAAAAGACGCAACCGCGTTAATGAAGGAATACACAGCAGAGAATAAAGACGAACTCAATGCTAATGCGGCAGGTTCATCTGAGAATGAAGGCACGGAAGTAATTCAAGATACAAATGTTGATACTAACGCTTCAAAAACAGACACCACCAAAGATAAAGAAAAAGAAAATACTGCAACATCTAATCCCGATAATGATGCAATGAATAACAGGGCGAAGTATGCCACAGCAGACAAATACACTGCAAGAACAGCAGATGGTAGAACTTTACAATTACCATTGCACAATTCACTAAGAAACTATTCAAGTTTTAATTACAAGATTGGTTTGTATGCATTAACCAATGACGAACTTAATAATCCTGATGAGTCATACAAAGTTAAAAAACCTCAATTTGCTATTTTACAAAGTGGCGGTGGATTAGGCGACAAAAAAGTTTTAACAGCATATGAAACTGCAAACAAAAAAGCAGAATACTTTATTAATGCATTAGAGATTGAAACAGTTATTGCACCTACACGTAAAAAAGGTTCAACTAATGCTGTAGGTTTTAGACTTGAAATTACAGAACCTTACAGCATGGGATTGTTTTTACAAACATTGCAAATGGCGTCATACCAAGCAGGACATGAAAACTATTTAGAATCTCCGTTCTTGCTTACTATTGATTTTATAGGATACGACGATAACGGAAAAGTTTATGTGGTTCCTGAAGCATCTAAAAATATGCCATTCAAACTTGTTGGTAGTGATTTAAGTGTAACAGCAGGAGGAAGTTCTTATGTTGTTGAAGGTGTTGCATACAACGAAGGTGCATTAATGGATGAAACACAGCGTATTCCAGTTGATGTTACACTAATGGGTAGAACGTTAGAAGAAATGTTACAAAGTAACATAAAAAGTTTATCCAATGAACTTAACAAACACGAAGGTAAAAAAGCACAAGACAAACAAGTTTATACAGCAGATCAATATTTTGTAGTATTTCCAAAAGAACGTGCAAGTAAAGGAAAATTAAGCAGTAGCGGAGCAGATGGCCAAAGTGCCACTGATGCAGGTAACGACTCAGAATCAATAGGTGTAACAACAACTTCAAAAGGAAAAACTGCGGCACAAGAAGCAAGTCTTGACGAACTATATGCACAGGTTGCCGCGATGGGCGATG